AACATTATGTTCGGCCAGAAGCCTCCGTGCGGCACGGGCTTCGTGAGTATTCTGCTCGACGAGACGCGTCTGCCCGAAGGGAATGAGGAAGAGGCGTTCGTGGATTACCGTGAGCAGATCAAGAGTCGGGTGGAGAAGGCGAATGCCGAACCCGAGGGCGAGTGCAAGATTGATGATATCAGTATGTGGTAACTTAGGATTACGCATAGTGTGCGTATATATACAAATAAGAATGTCCTGGAAGGCTTCCGACGGCATCGGTAGTATCCAGGTTCTAGACGTGTTTGGCGCGGATCTCACCGTCGTCAATGCCGCCCGTGTATCGTTTGCAAAGGAGTCGACTGAATTCTCTGCAAATGACGAGAAGCTGATCAATTACCTCGCCAAACACAATCACAACAGTCCTTTTTTTCATCCCCAGATTCGGCTGCGAATCAAGATGCCGATCTTTGTAGCTCGCGAATGGTTCCGCCACCAGATCGGGTTCGCCCGTAACGAAGTATCCCGTCGCTACGTGGATATCAAGCCCGAGACGTGGATTCCTTCGCCTGAAGATCTGCGTGCCCGCGATCCCAAGATCAAGCAGGGAAGTATGGAGACTCCAGTCGAGAACTCCATTGTCCTGTCCGCCGAAATCAAGGAACACTGTGATGCAGCGGTGGGTTTTTACGAACATCTCCTAGAACACAACGTGGCTCCCGAGATTGCGCGAAGTGTGCTTCCGCAGGGAATGTATACGGAATTTGTGGAAACAGGGTCATTGGCTGCTTATTCCCGCCTCGTACTCCTCAGAACGGATCCAGGAGCACAGCGGGAAATCCAGGCATACGCCCGTGCTATTGTTGAACTCCTCGAACCCCATTTCCCCATCTCATGGAAGGCACTTACTCACAGCCCGATCAAAGAATAAAAACGACCACGACCAGCAACATCCAGCACGTCTGGAAGAATTGTGCTATCCTCTTCAGCAGCAATGTCGGAAAAAAGCCAGTACGGACAGACGGTGACCTACGATGTCTCTGCTGTGCATCACGACTTTCAGACGTCCAAGAGCCATGTCCAGTATGTGCGAACACTAAACCACGGAACGATGCTGATCATGGACGGGGAGATCCAGTATTCGACACTGGACGAGCATCGGTATCACTATCTACTCACGACCCCTATGTTTCAGCAGTCTTGTCGAATCCTGATTCTGGGGGGCGGCGACGGTCTGGCGGCGAGAAATCTCTACAAATCCCCGACCACTACCAGCATTACAATAGTCGACTGGGATCAGGAATTCGTCCAGTTCGCAAAGACAAATCTACCTGAGAACATGGGGTCTCTAGTAGATCCTCGAACGAAGCTTGTTTTTAGCGATGCTCTGGCCTATGTAGCATCTACCGACCAAACGTATGACGGTGTGATCATTGATCTCCCCGATCCCGATGGAGAAGGGATGGAGGCGCTTTACATTGATCTTCTGTCTACTCTTCCCCGCATTCTTGATGATCATGCGATCGTCACCGCGCACGTAGGACCAGTTTCACTTTGTAATGATCACCCGTGTTGGGCATTCATCGCAAACTGTAAAAAAACTATGAAGCAGTGTTTCAGTGTAGACCCTGTCTTTGACAAAGTCTATGTTCCTTCTTTTTCCCACGAATGGGGATTTCTATCGTGTTTTATTGGTGGGACATATACTCACTTTCCGCGGTTTCCTATTGAGAACGATGTGCGGAATATCTATTCCACTCTTTAGTCATTCAGTGGCGGCGCTTGCCCGCCTTCTTGGAGCGGCGGACGCGACGACGACCACCCTCGGGGGCAGGCGCTACAGGTCCAGCAGTCTGGTGAACCTCGGGCGCAACCGACGGCTCGGCTAGAGGCAGATCCGCGGGCTTCCCATCGGGCGATACAGGGGCAAGCTGGACACCATCGCTATCGGCACCGCCGACCCTGCGGGAACGACGACCCACCTTCTTGGTGCTGCGACGACGGCGACCACCGAGCAACTCGGACGGGCCCTTCCACGTGGCATCCGCGAGCGCAGGGAAGCGGCCCATTCCATCGGGAAGCTCAGAGCCAGTGTAGGGGCCACCCGTGAATCCATACGCGGTGCCACCGACCTTCGCCGTCTTTGAGCGACGGCGACGACCACCCATCGGGCCAGCCTTGTCCATCATCGTGCCACCCGTCTTGCTGGACTTCTTGTACGTCTTCTTCGCCGCCTTCATCGCATCGCCGAGCGACATGCCAGGCTTCTTCGCGGCCATAACAGCTTTTAACCATGCTGAGCGTCCACCTTCCATGTCTATTTGTTTCATTGATTAGACTTTATTGTGAAATCATACATGGGCGACGTGATCTGCTTCGGCTGGAATGAGACGCCTGCACTCTGTGGCTCAGGCTTCTTGTAGGTGACGGGCTGGTAACGCAGTGGGTCGGGTTTCACGGCGAATGAACTAGCGATGAACTGACCCGTATATAATTCCATCGCGTTGTCCAGCGACCCAAAATTCATAGCGACCCACTGGCATCCATACGCAAAGCAAATTTCCGCGTTCTTGTTCTTCAACTCCGTAGACCGCATATCGGGAACCACAAGCGTAATATTGCGCTTGTTGTATTCAATCAGCTCTTCGTGATCAAATGTCTGCGAGGCTTCCGTGTATGTCATGCGACGCATATTCGATGATGCCCACGACATGTTGACCAGCTCGTCCATTCCGTTACCCTTCGTGTTGCCGCCACTGACAATCACCAGTTTACCCATCAGTTTGCAAATGGGTTCAACGGCGAGATTCTTGCGCTGGTAAGAGTATTCATTGCGTAACATGAACTTGCGGAGGGTCATTTTCATCACGTCAGCACAACGAGTCATGAACGCATTATCTTCCGAGTGGAAGTTCAGCGAGAGAACAAAGGGGTTGGCGTATCCTGTTGTTGTCCCTGAATTAAACATTGTGTTCGCCAACGTCGTGCAGCAGTCCTCGAACTTCAGGGTGTTGTAGGTGAACATATTGTTTGTCTTGGAATCCGCTAGACCCACTGCGGGATCTCCGCCCACGGAGTAAATATCAAATTCAATCAGTCGCGCACCGCCCTTGATGACTTCCGTAATCGCATTCGTTGTGATGTAGGTGTAGACAGTTGTGGACGGAATCACAGTGTATCCTGACGAAGACATGTAGTAGTCGCACAGGACATTGTCTGAGGGGCATCCAAGAGGAGCAGCCTTCACAATATCCGAATACACTGCGAGATCCTTCGTCAGTGTCGCATCGGACGGGGGGAAATTGACCATGTTTACATACGCGAGAGTCGTCATAGCAACGCCTAAACAGGCAATCGCTGCTAGAACGACATACCACAGAACCGTGCGGCTATCCATTATTTCTTAGCAGGGGGTTGTTTATATTTGAAAAACAGCGGGCGCATCATCATCACCACATCATCGGGAACCTGTTTGTCCATGGGAATATCAAAGAGACAGCAGTGGAGAAAGTAGATGCAATACATTCCGCATTGCGCGTCCTTATACTGGTGACGTGTCGAGTTGTAGGATAGGACCATCGATGTCTTGAACAGTTTCATATCATCCACCTGCTGCTTCCAACGCTGCATAAGACGGGCTACCTCCTTCTCAGGTTTCTGGCCGTAAGAATCAAAGTAGGTCATCTTCGCATGTTCAAGGTCTGGACGCATATCGAGGAACGCAGCGATCCAGTGTTCACCAGGTCCGTCGTGCGGATCCGTATTAAAGACAATTCCAACGCGGTGATACCCTTTCTTGTAAAGTTCTGAAATCTTCATACTGCACAGCGAAGAGACGAGGCAGGATCCTGTTTCCGAATGAAGATCGAAATCAATGGGGACGGATCCAGTGTAGTAGTAATCGGGGATCAGTTTCTGGTAATATTTCTGGCTATCGTCAATATCATCCGACGACAACCACTGGGTTCCATCGGTGTTCCAGGACATGGGGGCTTCGGGTTTCTGGACGAGCTGGTGAACAATACATTCGGGTGTCCCCGTCTTGCATGCATCTTTCATGCGACGGGTAATTTCCTGCCAAACTCCCGTTCCTTTTTTTACGGGAGGTTCGTGGGGATGTTCCTTGTTGTAGGCGACCCTCAAACTTTCGACTTCGCGCGGGTCCATTATCCAAAACGGATGTCTTTTTTGGGTAGAGAAGGGAGGTCATACAACAAGTTCAGGATGGCAACTCTTGATCAGCGTGACCTCGTGAAGTGCGTTCGTAAGTTTCGGACTCTGGATGACGAGCTGAAGACTGCCAATGGTCGCGTAAGCAAGCTGCGCGAAGACAAGAAGTTTGTGGAATCGGAGATGAGCGATATTCTCAAGCGCTCGGCGTTTCAGGGCATCAGTAAGTTGGAGATCCAGGATGACGGGTCGTTCATCAAGGTCCAGCGCCCCGAGACGTGGAATAAGCCGTGGTCGCTATCACAGAAGGAACTCAAGGATCTAATTGGGAGTTATTCGGGTCCTATGGATGGCCTGTTCAAGTATATTGTTGATCGCAAGAAGAAGGAGATGGTCTCCAAAGAATTCTCGTTTAAGCGTATCGTGGCTGTAGATGATAATAATGACGACGCCCATTCAGAAGTGGGTTCAAGCCGTCACGCCTGATGGACAAACGCACGAAGATGAGCTGCGGGATCTTTTTCTTCGATTGGAAGAGATGTTAGAGAAAAAGGGCTTACTGCGTAAAGATTACAGAACATATAGAACCCTACATTTCGCCGAGTTCTGTAACTCTATTCATTCATTGTCCTCCAGCATTCCGTATGGACGACTCCCGTACGAAAAAGATTGTGAGTGAGTTCGTGTCTATGCACACCCACCATCTCTCAAGAGGATGCCAGTATTTCAGGAGGGTCTGTCCTTTTTGCGACATCATTACCCGCGAACAAACTGATATCTTTCCCGATATTGTGGAAGAATGTTTTCGAAAGATTGTTGTGACCAAATGGAAACAGTGGGACCAAGAAGCGTATAGGATCGCAGACAAGACAACTCCTCAATCTCTGTTGAACGAAGTTGTATGGCATGCGATGGCGCGTTGGATCCAGCCCAAGTATCGTGATATTCCAGATCTTGGGATCGATGAGATCCTAACCCATCCTTACGTTCTTCAAAAAATTCGCCCTAACATATAAATGTCAGCTCCAGCAGACTACCAAACAGATTTAGCCCAGGGAAAGCCGAACCCATCGTGGAAGGCTCCTACTGGAGGATGCGGGTGCACGGGCGGCCGTCGTCATCGTAAGCATAAGCTTACCAAGCGCGGAGGAGTAGGCGCCGTTGATGATGCCCTCTTTGCCGTTGGAACATCGTATGCCGCCAAGCGCTTTGGACAGAAGAAGCGTGTCGGTGGCCGCCACACTCGTCGGCATCGTGGTGGTGCGGGTGTGATAGATGATGCTCTGGTGGCGGGAACGGCTCTTGGACTTGCTCACTATTTCACAAAGAAGGGCAAGGGCAAGAAGGGTGGTGCGCGCCGTCGTGTTCTTCCTCGTCGCCTGACTCGTAAGGCACTCGTTTAAAACGGATACGGATGTCCTGACAATTATTTAAGGCAAAATGTTCCGTAGACTATTCAGTATTCGGTTTATACCCGACTCCCCTATTCTTGGGCGATGGACACGAACAACTGAAAAGATGAACGCTATCAAGATTTTCTGGGCGAACGTTGACCACTGCGGAACGTGTAGTAACGAGAAGATCACCGATGCTCAACATACAGAAAAGAAAGCCACACCTAAGCTAGAATCTCCACGGGTGGTAGCGGGAACCCGTTGAATTGGGAGGCTGTTACCCACGAATAGGCTCCAATGTTTTTGATTTCTAAGATGTCTGAATCGTCGATATCGTTCGGCAACCACACATCTTCTGCTATTTTGTCTGCTGAATCGCACGTGCGTCCAAAGATGGTGAACTGTTCGCAACTCGCCCATGGCTTGCGAGTGATGCACTTGAACTCAGGCTTGAATCCATCAAACAGGACTCCCGAGAACAGGCCGTAGACGGACTCGTTCACTGTGATACATCGCTTGCCGTTGGGTAGTTTTTTCTTGCCGATAACGGGAACCTGGAG